TCGGCTTCGCCAGAAACGCCACCACCCTGCACGGAATTCTGTGCGGCAGCACCGGCTTCAATTCCCTGCTGGATAGCCTTCTTCTGTTCCTCACTCAATCCGCTTTCACCCTTCGCCTGGGCAATTTCAGCATCCTTGGCGGCGATTGCAGCCTTGTGAGATTCCTGCATGGCTCCGATCTGCTTTTTCGCCATTGCAAGCGCTTCGTGTTCGGCATCGGCGACAGTCTTGGTTTCGTCGTCAATGAACGCCTTCACGAGGCTTTCGTCAGCTTCGAGGCCCGCAAAGACAGACTTCACGTCCTCGGCGCGTTTCAAGTAGTCTGCCACGGCCTGCTTTTTCAGAGCCTCGACATCCACCTCTTCTTTTCCCGCCTTCGGAGCGGAGTTCTTTTCAGCCATTGTGGCCTCCTTATATTTGAAAGATTTCATGTTTTCGCAAATTTCATCGACGCTGGCGACACCATCAGCAAGGCCGGCATCCACGGCCTTTTGGCCGATAAACACGCCGCCCTGGCCGTATTCCGTCAGCACCGTCTCGAATTCCGTAGCACGGTTACGGGCGACAGCCGAAATAAATACAGCGGCCAGGTCGTTCAATTCCTTCTTAATCTGCGAAAGGCCTTCCTCGGTATCCGGGGTCGGCGCTTTGTTCGGACTCAAATCCGAAACGATTGTCGCAACGTCCTTGTCGGACTTACCGCGATAGAAACTGCACAGCACACCGATAGAGCCGATCGTGCCGTTCGGAGCGGAGAAAACCTTTTCGGCAGAACTACCAATCCAGTATGCGGCAGAACACATCAGGCCTCCCGTGCGGGCAACGATGCCATAGGGCTTCGAGTCGCGTGCATTGAAAATCTTGTCAGCAAGATCAGCAACGCCGTTCACCTCACCACCGGGGCTGTTTATGTCAAGGACAATCCCGAGAACATCCTGGTCTTCAAGGCATTCGTCAACGGCAGCGGCGATGGAATCGTAAGTATCCATGCCAAAAATCGCCGTCCACACGTCGCTGCGGTAAGATAGCGGGCCGTCAATATGGATAACGGCAATGCCATCTTCACGACGGGTCACGTTGTTCTTCTGGTCGACTTCGCCATCGTCCTTGAATTCGCCCCACCAGTCGCCAGTGCTGGCGAAAGTTTCGGCAGCCTCGCGGCGGATAGCCCAGCGAGTTCCAAAAAGCGAAGACAAGTTCTTTTTTCCAGTTTTCATTTTCATATCACAAAATAAGCACGTTTAAACATTTAAATAACGATTTTGAAACATCTTTTTTGACTACTTTTCTTTTTCTTCTCCCGTCTCGGAACTCTTGGCATCGTCCGCAAGTTCCTGAACGGAAGTATTTTCGCTGCGGCTTACTGCACCAGGTTCAGGCAACCCGAGCGACTGGCGCAACTTCATTTCTTCGGCGACCTTCGTGGCGACGGAGTCGTATTCGGAAGCGTTCAGCGAATTGCAGGCATCGTCGCGGCTGATTAACTGTTCGTCAAGCTGCATCTTGAGCGCCATCGTTTCCTTGTACGGGTCGAGCATGAAGTTCGTGTCGCCTTCCCAGCGGCAAGAATGGTAAAGACCGCGAAACACGGGATTTTCGAAATATCCCGGAGGAGCCTCTACAATGCCGGTCAGGATTGCATTCGTGAGCCACTTGTCATAAATCGGTTGGCAGAAATCTGCAGCAAAGTCATACTTTACGCGGTTGAAAGTCTTTCGACTTTCCAGGATGGCGGCACGCACGGCATTGTAACTGCTATTGAACTTGCGCAGGACAACTTCGTGCGAGAGCCCCACGCGGGCGGCAGCCTCGCTGAAAATCGCCTCGACAAACGGCTGGTAGTTCGCGTTCGGGCGCGTCGGGTTCGCAATCTGCGAAACTTCCTCGCCCTGCCCGAGTTCAACGATACCACCCGGAGTGAGTTCGGCTGCACTGTTCGGCGCGACAGGTTCCACGCGCTGCGGGTCTTCCACGTTCCCGTAGAATTCCTCGGCCTCGCCTTCGCTGTTCTTTATGAACACTGTAAACATCGAACTAACAACGGCGGCCATGAGTTCCGCATCCTGGTATCGCTCCTGCTGCTTTATCTGCGAGATAATCGGAGCAAGCAAGGGAATTCCCCTGCGCTGGTCCGTGCGGTCGCTCGTAAAGGCGTGCACCACGTTCAGGTAGCCGAACATATCGAACGCAGGGACGCGCACCGTGTCGCGGAAAGAACTGTTGTCGTCGATGGAATACGGAGGCGTCTTCGTGAAATAATATGCAACCGGAGCACCGAAAGAGTCTGTTTCAACGCCAGCGGAAAGCCGGTCCGTTTCGCGCTCGAAGCGCGGGTTCTGGCAGCGGTCGCCTTCCATGAGTTTGACCTGGAGCCCGAACGGATTCTGCGCGGAATACTTGACTTGCATCAGGGCAAAACAGTCGCCCGTCACGAGTTGGGTCTTGAGTGCAAGATCCTGCAACTGGTAAAAATCGTTTTTGCGTTCCGCATCGCAGAATTTTGTGTCGGCCCATGCTGCAAAAAGTTTCTGAACCGAGCGCTGCCACTTTTCGGCATATTCCCTGTCGAGTCCGAGCAGCGCGTAGTCGATTGCAGGGCGTGCCTTGATGCCGGTGCCAACCACATTCGTATCGAACGAGTTGATGAGTGCTCCGGCGAAAGAACTGTTCTGAAAAAGTGCACGGGAACGGTAAGCGAGGGTCTGGCGGTCGGCAGCAAGGTCGCGGTCAGCGCTACCCTTCGAGAAGAAGAAAGCCTTCAGGGCCTCGGTTACACCAGAAGCACCCTTCCATGCACGACCTTTCGCGTAAAAAATTCCAGGCTCACCCATGCAGAACGACCCTCCTCATACGCACACCGCTACGGCGCTTGCCTGCGGCAGCCTCCGCGTTCGCAAGTTCACGGCCCCAGTAGGTCAGCGCGTCCTTGATTTCGGACCAGTTGGCCCGCGTGAGAGTGCGCCCGCCGATGGTATAACTCTTCGAATTAGATACGGCCATAGAAGCCGCCTTCCACTTGGCGAGCTGTTCGCGGCACTCTTCTACGGTGTAAACGCTCATACACAAGGCAATTTAGCCCTATTACAAGCGCAAAACACCCGTTTTGGAACATCTTTTTTAAGGCTATTTTGCCGTGGCAAGTGCCTTCTTGAAGTTTTCTTCGAAGTATTTTACCAGGCGCGAGTCCGCAATTTTCTTCACGATATCCTTGAAAGGCCACGCCTTGTTGATCTTGGCTTCCTCTTCTTCGCGATACAGGTAATCCATCTCCGAGCGGTCGGTTTTGTTCCTGCGGGCAATAACAACGGCCCCGCCATCGGTTTTCATCTTGAATGCGTGAGGCTGCGCGACCTTCCCGCGCTTCTTTATCGGGTGAGAGTCGGCATACTTGAGCAGGTTCGATGCCTTCAGCGACTGTTTCATCTTACCCGTCGAAGTTCTTCCGGGTTCCTGGATAGACGCATCCGGAATTGCCATGCTTCGGCTCTTGGTCGGCTTTGCGGTTCCGCCCGTCGTGTGGATTTCCATGAATTCGGTTTTCGGGGCATTCAGGGCCACGACTGCAACCGGCTTGTCCTTTGTCGCCTTCGTCACCTCGATTTTTCGCGGAAGCGTCTTGTTTCTGACGTGGAACGCCTTTGAATAAGTGTCACGCAGTTCCTTCTGCGAGTCGAAAGCAACGCGGTTCAAAGCGCCGACGGCCGCAAACCTCGCCTGTTTTTCCTGGCGTGCAATTTCTTTCTGGAGTTCCCGCATAAAAGTCTGCGGAGTGCAGTTTATCGTGCTCATAGTTTTACTCCCTGGTTAATGACCCTCCCCTTTTGGGGAACAATTCTGCGGGCCGGGTTCCTGGTGTAACTGTTCCCGGTTTCCGCCATCTTATCAACGTCGATGCCGACAAGGTTCAAGGCGGCTCGGGCATACACGCGGCAGTCCAGCGGCTCGTTTCGTTCGTAAATCTTTTCGTAAACGGATGTCAAAAAACCGCGGCTCATGCGCTTTTTCTTCACTTCCGCAGTAAGTTGCTTGAAGTGCTCGGCGTCGTAAACATCCTTTTCCGGAAAATGGCAGTAGCCAGGACCCGGATGGTTATAACCCAGCACGTTGAAGAACCAATCCTTGACGGTATCCGTGCCAACGGTAATGAGTTTCGCGTTCTCTGCAGAGGATTTTTTCGTCGAGCCCGGTCTGCTGATGACCGGGCGGTTAGGCCCACGCGCACCGATACTTGCGTAAATTCGCCGCCACTCCCTTTTTGCGCAATACTTGTAGACTGCCGACGTCTTGTGGCCACCCGAGTCCACGAGCGCGGCCGCGACATAGAGCGGCGTGCCGTCCGCCTTCGTGTATGCGTTGCCCAGGATGTGATCGAGCGACTCCCAGACAATATCGAGGTCCGGGTCGCCCGGAATTATCCTGTAGTCGATGGACCAACTTTCGAGCCCGCGACCCCAGCCGACAATTTCCACCTCAAGACGGTCGTCCTGGGTATCCACGCCGGCGGTAAGTATCACCGCACCGTCCGGAACGTCGCAGCCATAGTCTTCGCGACGCAGCTCCAGTTCCGAGTAGTCATGGCTCTCCTGGTTATCCTCATCCCACGCTTCACCGCAGACGTTGTTCGTCCACACCTTCATCTTCTGCGGGTCACCCTTCGCTTCCAGGAAGTCCGTCACCGCCTCTTCCCAGGAATACCACCCGAGCGGACTGTAAAATGCGCTCAAGTGGTAACTCGGGTACGCACCGTTCGGGTTGGTTGGTACCCACTGGCCCTGCGCAAGCAGTTCAGTCTTGCGCCACTCCATCGTTTCGCCCTTGCAGTGCGGGCACTTCATTCGCGCAGTGTATGGCAGGTTGTTGCCGTCGGCGTCCTTGTCCCATACCATGTTCGCGAATTTCCACACGTAAAGTTCGCCACAGTGCGGGCACGGCACGTTATAGTAGCGCTGGTCGCCCTGTTCGAACTTCTTTGTGATGCGGCATTCGCCACGCACGGTCGGCGTCGAGTTCCAGAATCGCTTTTTGCGCGGGAAGTTCGTCGTGCGTCGCTTCACCAGGTCGCACGGGTCACCTTCGCCGTTGCAGTCCTTTACCCATCCGGAAATTTCATCGCAAAGAACCACCTGCAGGGGCTTCGAGCGCAGCTGCGAAGCAGAACCTCCGGACCCGACAAAGAAAATCCCGCCTGGGTATTCCTTGCAGCCCGCCGTGTCATTCGTGAAATACTTATCCATGCCCATCGCCGCGAAAGTCGGCGCGAGTCGCATTCGCTCGAAGTTGGCCGCTTCGTCGTCGGTCATCTGGTAGAGCCCAATCGGGCACGGGTTCTGCAGCATGTAGTAGAGCGCGGTGTTTATTAGGCATTCCGTTCCGCCGATCTGCGAACCCTTCATGAACGCCACATCGCTGCAGGGGCTCTGCGGGCTTAACATATCCATGATTTCGACAAGGTATGGCGTGCGCTCGTTTGTCCACTTTCCCTTTTCCGAAGACGCCTCGCCAGTAAGGATACGGTTTTCCGCTGCCCACTGGCTGATAGTCAGGTCTTTCGGCGGTGCAAGCGCCTTGATGGCTCCCTCAATGCAGAAATCCACGTTTACCGTATAGGGTAACGAGTTCTCGAATTTCTGCACGACGGCAGAAGGCTCTGTCAGTTGCCCGTCCATCAGTCTAAAAAGTTCTCCGGAGTCTTTTCGCTGAATGCCTTCAGCAATCCAATCGATTCCTTGCGGATAATCTCGCCGACATCGTGGACGGCATCTTTCATGGCCACGCGCTGCTTTTCGGAGTCTACGCCAGCCTCGCCAAGTTGCTCCTGGACGTGCCCGCAAATCTTCGGAGCCAACTGCACATACATGTTCAGGACCTTTTCCTGGACAATCGCGAACATCTGGTAGGTCTTCAAGTAGACGCTCTGCTTGTCGACAAGTCTGCCCTCCATTTCGTCAGCCTTGAACTTCGCAGCACGCGCCAGGTGGAATTCCTTTTCGGCCTTCGACACTTCCAGTTGCTGGCGTTCCTGCATCACGCCACCCAGGTCCACGCCCTGGATAGGCGCAGAAACCGGCTTCGGAGCCTGCGGATTTTCGTTTTCAAGAACGTGTGCCATCGCCTGGGCGTCGATATTGTCGTAGCCTGCGGACTTCTGGCCACGCGTTGGCGTGGTAATCTTGCTGCGGTCCTTTTTCAGCGTGAACTGCTGCGCAGAGACTACCTTGTGGTAGCATTTCTCGCCCTTCGAATTCCGGAAAGTATCGAGCCTGCCCTTCTTGGTCGCCTTCGAGATGGCGGCACCCGAGACGCCGATCTGGTCCGCGAGCTGCGCACCCGTGATAAGTTCCTCATCCAGGAAGGAATGTCTACTGCGTTCATAGTCCATCGTTTAACCTCTTGACAAGATTAACCGAAACGCAGTGCAAAAAGTTAAGAAACGGAACATCTAAAAACGATGCCCGAGCCGGGACCCCGTAAACCCACCCGGAAATCTCAAAAAATTGCGACGAAAGTGGGTCGCCAAAAACCCCATTTGCTCGCCCAGGTGTAGCAACCCTTTTTGACGGGCGGGCGCTACCGGGCGGCGGGGTGCACACGGCTCAATTTAACCGAGTTTAACCGATTAACCAACGGTTAAACCGATAGACCTAGCCCCACACGCAAAATATCGCGCATTTGCAAGCGTTTGAACGGCGTTTAACGATTAACCAAGAGCAACTGATAAACCATACAGGCGGTTAATTTACGGGCTCATATCGCACGCAACAGACCCGACACCAAGCCATTAACCCACGCAAACGGCAGTGGCCCGCCCGCCTGAATTAACTAGTTAATCGGCGCGAGACACGTTGCCAGGTACGCCACACGGCCCACCAGCGCGGGCCACAGCGCTCTCTTTTAGCCGTTGGCATACGAGAATGCCCACGACGCGGAAAGCGGCCCAGAGTGCGCGGAATAGCCATTATCTATCAGCCAGGATAACGCGCACCACGCCTTCGATGCTGTTCACCCGAACGACGAACACACGCAACGACATCCTGATGCGCAATTCTCGAAACTATTTTCCACGTGGAAAACAATTTCAACATGTTGAAATTAGGTTGAAATTATTTCAACAGGTTGAAATATGAGTTTCAACTGGTTGAAATACGGGTTTCAGTATGTTGAAACGCATTTTTAAGCGAAAATCGGACTATATATATTTATATGTATAAATATTATAAGATGTATAAGTAAGAAATAGGATGTTTTGGATAATACTTCTTTCTTTTTGGTTCTTTTTCTTTCTTGCTGGCAAAAAAGAAAGCCCGGACAAATCCGGGCATCGTGGGCGCATTGGGCGCGTCAGGCGGGCGGTCGGGTCCATCCCTCGGCGCGGACGAACCAGTATGCCCACACAGGCACGTTCTTGACCTTGCAATCGGGCGACCGTGCGCACTCGATCATCCAGCGCACGTAATCTTGATAGTATATCTGAATGTCGCCCTTCTCGCCATGCCGCAACGCGGGCAGACCCTCGCGCACCCAGGCATAGACGGCCTTCGGGCTCACGCGCTCCTTGGCGGCGAGTTCCTTGGGGCTATACTTGCCCAGGTCGGGCTTTGCGGCCGCAGCCTCCGCACGGCTCGCGACGATGCAGAATAACGGCCGCTCCATCGGCTAATCCACTTTGTCGATTTCAACGTTTTCCGTTTCGGAAAGCATTGCGGACCATTTTTTGAGTTCGCTGGT